GCTATTCAGCCGATCTTCATCATCTGTTTCGCCCGTTGTAAGCTCTCGGAACAATTCTACGCGCGCATCTGGGTCATCGGCTGTGATTTTAAACTCGATGGTATATTCGATATCTTCACCGGAGGCCATAGCACTGCTATTACCAATATCAAGGTAGTATTCAACCCCAAGTTCGGAGCGCGGATGCTTAAGCAACTCTTCTCTAATAAAAAGACGCCAATCGCGAGAATCAAGGATCTGAGTCAATACCTGTGGGCTTACCCCAAGTGCTTCAGGGTTGAAATCGTGAGATACTGCTGCGGTGGCTTCATATGACTCCGGAGGGTGTTCTCCATCATACCGTACATCCCATTCGTAGGATTCGAATGGGCTATCTTCTATCTCATATGCTAATTTGATGTATTCTCCGCCTTCCAAATAGCCTTCGCGCTTTAAAAACTCATCAATAGTTGCTTTGAAGGCATCCCGCCGGTCATCTAGCTTATCAATCTCCGCGCAAAATGCATCAAACCCATCAGGGCTATACATCAGCGCAGATTCTCCGATATCGGGGTGTTCTAAGTTAAATCTGCAGCCAATATGAACGGTTGTGTTCGAGAACTTATTAACGAATCCAGAGTCTGTATCAAAGATATCACCCCATATGTCATTTATATTATTAAAAGCATACATTCCCGTTGGATAAGAGTTGGGCAACTTTGAAAACTTGTCAAGATCATAGGTAAAGGTAATACGAGCTTCTGCTTCAATGTAAACACCGCCATCTCCGTCGTCTTCTACATTAGCAGACACTCCCGCAGCGGCATATCGTTGATTCCATTCAGTTTCAATCCGTTCTACCTCGGCTGTGTATCTCCCAAGTAACCCAGAAATGGCATTTGCATCTAAAGCATCTTCCGTTTCTCTGTTTTGACGAATATTACCAGTCATTGCCTCTGTTTCAATCATTGCGAGCTTAGAAAGTAAAGTTTCGCGCCCTTGAGCGCCGGCCGTGTCCTCATATGAACCACCAAAAATGAAAAATCTGTCTAAATTGACATCATCACCAGTACTAGGCATGTTTTTGAGTGCCTCTTCTTGGTTTTTTCTTGCCCATTCTCTAACTCTATCAGATAATCCGGGTATGCCAACGCCATATATGCGTTCTTCGGGTACTGCTAGCTCTGTACCGTCGTCCCAGCGCTTAGGGGTGTCCGTATCATAGTATCGCATTTGGCGCAGTCTGGCGCGACTTATGGGCTCTATATCAAATCCTGCACCACCATCCCTATTGTCGTCGGCAAATATCTCGCCTTCTTGGATTTCTTGCTCTGCGCTCTCAATATTGCTTGTATTTGTTTTATAAAGCAGGTCTTCCGTCTCTACGACGTATGCGAGCGCTCCGTGACCACTTGCTTCGGCTACAGCGCACTTATAATACTCATTTGTGCCTCCAGATCGACTTGGAGGGCTATGACAAGAGGTAATTTTGTCAAAATCGCTCATTCTGAGCACATCTATGGGATGTCGAGTGATAATAATGGAATATTTGTCATTATCGAGCTTATTTATCTCTTTTTTGATATATCCGGCGTTTGTTTGCCAATATTTCGCCATTTTAGTTACTAAATCGGTCAAAGCGTAGCCCGCAGGTCCAGCAACACCCGGATTTGGGATATATAAGCCGATTTGTTTATTTATTCGGTTATAATCTTCTTGTTCTTTTTCATCAAGCGCAGCTTTGACCATTTTCCCGCTTACTTTCCAGGGAACGTCTATTTTGCCGTGGGCGCCGATATAATTCATCTTATCCAGGTGATCATACACTTTTTGATACAAATTATCCCTTTTTGAACTCAGATCTGCCACTTTTGCGAAGAATTTGCCGACCTTCATCTGAATTTTCTTCTTTTTGGTCGCTCGCCGCGCATCTGGACCGCCCATCAGCTGGTTAACCAGATCCTCAGTACTGGGCCCAAGGCTGCGCTCGGCCGAAACCAGTCCTTTTTCCCAATCTACTTCAAGATCTTGCTTTTTGAAGAATTCTCCGAACTTTCCAAGCTCCGTAGAGTTATCCATCGTCGGAAAGTCGATAACTTTGCGCATTTCGCCGTTAAATAGCCCATTAAACGCGAGATCTTCGCCTTTCATGTCATCTAATATGTCATCTAAGGCTTCTAATTCGATTTCATCGAGTTCCCGAAGCAATTTATCGGGTTTTTGTTCGGAAATATCGAAATTTTCCAATAATTGGGCTGTTTTTAGCAGTATTTGTTCGTCATTTAACATTTTTAGACATCTCCAGAGCTTTCTCTAATAAATAGATCGGTATTTCACTGTTCGACAACTCTTTTATCTCATCAATTGTGGCCCATTTCCACTCATCGTGCTCTATTTCGTCCGTTATTGGGTTGGGTTTATCGATTTTTATAGTACCAGACCATTTATAGGTCAAAAAATAGTGCTTTTTATCCTTTGGCTCTCCAAGATAAATTAAGTCTGAGCTTTCACAGGTCAAATTTGTCTCTTCAAACAGCTCTCTAGCCGCCCCTTCTTCAATAGAACCGTCTTCGTCATCGATATGACCACCAGGAATCGTCCATTGACCCTCTCTTTCGTCGATATCTGAGCGCTGAATGACCAAAAAACGCTGTTTTTCGTCTAAACAGACAACAACTCCGACGGTTTTTAGCTCACCTTCGGTGAGAAATGCGCTCCAACTACGGTTCATGTGTTAATTACACGCTTTTGGGCGTTTCTCTCCGTGCCAACCATCACACATTTTCTTCAAAGCCTTGCGAATTGGCAACTTGTTTATAGGTGCAACCCATATTAAGTTCTCCTGGACCTGAATACCGGGGTAATATTCAATATCTACACCGTATAATACACCAACAATATAGCCTTTTGTATCATATATGACGGATCCCGAACACCCAAACCACCCATATGTCTGCAAAATGATGTGTTTTCCTATTCCTGGGCCGCTTTCATGGCCAGAAACTTGGCCTCTGAATGACATTAGCTTGTGATCTGAAGGAAAACCAGAATAAACTATGTCTGTTCCGGCATCTGCAGTCTTTTCCTGGGGTTTAAATGGCATTGGAGCGATGCTTCTAAAAGGAGTTTTAACAAAAAGTACAGCAATATCATCCACAGGGTCAGAATATATCAACATAGATATATGAGACTCTCCCCCATGCGAAACCATATAATTTTCTCCTATTTTTCCGCGTGCCACGTGCTGGGCTGTGATGACGATATGAATGTCTTTGTACTTCAGATAAGAACCAGACCCATGGCCACCCTCAAAAGGGAAGGTAACCTTAACTGCTGCTCCTCTAACTCTCTTTTCAACTGTTCTCATACTGCTATCAATTGAATCAACTGGCAACATGGGCTTATAGTCCTGTGCTATTGATACTGTTGAAAACAGCAAACTCATTAATAGTACTAAATACTTCATTTTGGCCTCCTATATTTATGGTGTGCCGGTATCTGGTAATAAGTATCTGTAACCTATCTCAACTAACGCACTTCCAGAAGGAATAACTGTAAAATATATTGTATTATCAATCGCAGAATATATCCAATCATAGGCTGGGGAGCCATTAATAAACACAACTATTGAATCTTCAATTGGGATCTTAGTTAGCTCCCAATCCTCATGTGGCGCCACCGATCGTGTAGCATCTGCTACACCAGCACTCCAGTCCTCCTCACAAATATCTACAACAACACCGGCAAAGTAAGTTGTGGCATCCATATATCTGTTTCCGACATCGATCGAGCTAACCATCCATGGACACATTGAAATAGTTGGTTCTTGATTAACGATGCTTGAAATAAATGAAGAACCACCACGCAGGCTGCTGTACCAAGAAGTAAAATCTGGAACAGTTGGCATGACCGTGTAACTTTGTTCTTCTTCATCCGACACGAATACGACCAAGAGAGCAGCATCGGCCCTCATCCACGTGGCGGCGTATGGGTTCGCCGTGATATACTCATAAACTGCTTCAAAACCCCTTTCTACACCGCCCCGACCCATTATAGTATACATTGAGGTGGCGTCATCTATATCATCACCAGGTACTAAGGGAAATTCAGACTCGGTGGCTGCATACGATGGATCGTTAGATATCATAACCAAACGCCAGTTCGTAGGTGGCAACGCCGCCAGCATAGTTTCAATCCCTGCTAATAACCGATCGTCATATCGATGCATCGAGCCAGATGTATCAATAACCCATAAAATATCAATACCATCAACTTCATTTGGTTGTCGAAACGAATCTATCCAGATTTCCCCGACGTCGCCCTCCACTTCTACTTCTATATAAATTGGAACTTCAACGATAACTTCAACAGGAACCTCAACTTCAACTTCAACTTCTACCGGTACTTCAACCTCTACCTCGACAGTTGTTACTGCGGTATCATAAACATAGATATAATTGTCTTCGCCAGGTTTCATTATCCCGTAGTCGGTGAAACACGACATGATAGCGCCAAAGGATATCAGAAATAGGGCAAAACGACGGAACATTCTAGTAGTAAATATGTTGATCATTTATTTGTTCCACTTGGATTTCTCAATAAAACGAAACTTAACAGCATCATATTCAACAAAGCTAGAATAGAAAGTTCAAACATATCATTTAAGTTCGCGAAACCAAAAAGGCAGATATTAACGAAAAAGGCCAGCCCACATAGCACATTAAAGATTCGACCTACGCTCGCAAAAATTTTCTTCATAAAGTAACTACCGATGAACTTACGTAAATCGCGATATTTTCCCTAAAATTTTCCAACTTTTCCAACACACCAACCACATGTATCACACATAACCGCACGATACATCGCAAAAACATCGAGAAAAACCAAGTTTTGAAGGCCAAACTCACTATAATACTGTGATCCATCACGTGACGACCACAACTTCCACACAGCCACACCGGTAGTAGTCCCGCCGAGAGTTTCAACTTTGTGCGCAGTATGATCACGAGACAAAAGAACTATTACGTCACATAGATTCTCATCGTGAAGGATATCACCGACATGAAAGACAATATCGCGCGCATGCTTCCATTGAGCCACCACATAGTACCCCCCATACAGTAACTATGAAAACAAAGTTTAAATTTTGATACGATCGATAATATATGGATGATGAAGCGATAAATCTTTATAAAGACGCTTAAGTACTTTTTTGGTAATATCGCCGATCTCTTCCTTTGTCGCCTTAGAACCTAACGCTTTGGGCAGCTCATCATCAAGAATCTTTTTAAGTTCTTTCTTAAGATTTTTATCAAGCTCATCAGCAACTATCTTTTTAATATCAGATTTATCTGCTCTTGTTAGCTCTTCGTTCAGAGGCTCCACCACATAGCCCGGTGGAATTGTCAATAGCATGCTCATAATGAAAGTGTCTCCATGTATAAATAGCACGCTGAGAAGCAAATGTCTGTGGTTTTATTCATTCTTCAGGCGCGCGCGCATACATTAAACGTAAATGCCCTGCAGCAACTTCAGAGATACGATTTTTGTTCAACCACTTTACTTTATACACTATAGATTTAGGCAGCACGCTTCCATACATTTTAATACCTATCACTATCCCTATTAATGGCTTCTCGGTCTCATGTGAATCGACGTAAATAAAATCCGGTGTATAAAGCTTTCCGGCAAACGTAACCAAATCCCCCACCATATATTCTTCTACCTCCACACCGGTTTCATATGGCGATGTGCCATATACATTTTCATATACCATGCTATAACTATATGGCTGGTGGGCTATATTCTTTTAGCCTCGCGATCGTGTGCATCCATATCCGACTATTATATCCTTTTGGTCTCCGGATCCAATATATCTTCGCCATGTTCATCGGCGGCCCCGCGCCGTTACTGCCGTCGTATAGCTCGATGACTACCGCGATACTCTCCGGGTGGCACGTGCATGCTACAAGGGCGCCCAACGCTATTGTGTGTCCGGGCGGCGGTAGTGCGAAGAATTCTTTGAGCGATTTGAGCTGTTCGGTACCGTCGGCCATGTAATATGTAGGCGCTATATCTTGATTTTTTTTGGCGGTGTTTTTTAGATCTGGAAATTTTGGCGCGGGATCTAAAGCGTGCTAAGCCCACCAAACCAGCCACATCACATATATGCGACATACATTCCGGGGTAGGGGGGAGGAGGGGGGTGTCTGTCACAATGTATCAAAACAGTTGCAACAAACAATACATATTTAAATCATTCACCTGTACAGTCTCTCCTTCACACCTTTAACTGTATAGCGTACGCACTCTCTACCTATATAACCATACACTACTAATGTAACTGGCATGAAGAAGGCGAAGACACATACTGTATCTAATATTTTATTAAGTGTTCTCGCCTTCTTGCCATTCATTATGTATCACTCATGCGACAGCCATCTCATCTAACTCAAACAGATCTGTATTAAGCATCAATGATAGGCCGGCCAGTGTATCACCATGTGTATCAAACCATTCATATGTTTCATCTGATACACGTACAGTCTCGCCAACGTATGTCCACTCAAGCAAGCCCTCAAGTATAAGATGATGAACAGCATCCTCCGCATCTAGTGGGTCTGCTAGTTCTGATACATGTATAATGTTTGTTATGGTCTCGGTGGTCTCGGGCATGCCGCATAGAATGTCAATCTCATTCTTATTGAGTCTCGCGCTGCCGATGGTGTAGATGGTTTCTTGCATTGTTCTAGTTCCTTTAAGGCGGACCTTAACTAAGTGGTTGATATTGTTGGGGTTTTAAAATCGGGTGTTTCGAGGATTTCGTCAGGTTATAAGCAATAACGCTATCAAACCGACGATAAATAGCACAGTTGTCGCATCACGCCGACGTTCTGTATCATGTATCAAAGTATATGTTTCTCCTTGTGCTGTCGCACTTAGTGTGTTTCAATGCGTCACGATAACCGGCGTTACAGGCGGCATATGCTGTCGCATATTGCTAGCATGTGTCACCGTATGTCGTTGATATTGTTGAGGAATGTTGTAGCATTGTGATACATAATGGTCGTTTGTGGTGGGATGCGACTACGTACTAAACTCCACCGCATATCTACCACATTATAAACATCATCCATCACTCACTGTCAATATAACACATTAAAGCCTATACATCATACACCACCTATAAATACTGTTATACATCCTGTGGATACCTATCATATAACTCTATTATCACACATTTAATGGTCGTGTGCAGCTTCTTTGTACTAAAGTTATAAAATGTATAGTTATCAGAGTCCTCGCTTATAACCATACACAGCGCCCTTGCCATCGGGCCTATCTTCTTTCTTTTTATTAAGTCGCCTCGGGCAAATGGTTCCCGCTCTACCACTGAACCACCAACATTAAAGCGGGAACCATCGCCGTCAGTCAGCATGCCGGCGGGCTGCCATTCTTACGCTGGTATCGGCTTGGGTCGTGCTCGCGGACGGGTACAGGCTCAAGTTGAGCGTGCTCCATCAACACCGATCGGATGCCGCGTAGCTCGGTTGATACTCGCTCGACTGCGAGGCAGACTGCGAAGACTGCTGCTATCGCAGCGAAGAAGATGAATATTTCCATGTCTATTTCCTTTGTTGTTCTTGGTGAGTGTGACAACTACACTTTAGATTATAATCAATGACACACCATAGTGTCATCAACATTGTTAAAGTACCTAAAACTTCTATATCACTCATTTCTTCCTTTCGTCTGCCTCTGCTGCTTGTTCGGTCATCTGTGCAATATCCGCTACTGTGAGTTTAACTTCTTTTCTTCTTTTGTTATACTCGCGGATCAACTTGTTGTATCGCTTGGTCGTATGCTTGCACAAGTGTGTGTTTTCTATTCCGATCCTGCGATACCGGCCTAAGCCCTCGATCGCTTGTTCTTTGTCGCAAGGGCGGGTCAAGGGTGTTTCATAGCCGACGATCCTACCGTCGATTATTAACACTTCTGTTTTGCTTACAAAATACTTTGACATAGGATCTGTTTTAGATGCCCTCGCCATTCTTGATCGCGGCAAGCTCGGCCTTTTCTTCATCGCTCAAGTGCTCTTTGGCCTTGTTGCGGAGGCTCGCTGCGCTCATCTTGGTAGGGGTCTTGTGTTCCCTGCCACAACCATCGGCAAATGACTGCGCGCTTTCGACAGTGCTGAAGTCCATGACAATCTGCTTGCCTTGGGTTGTGGAGTTGCGGAACACGCGGAACATCTTAGGTCCAACTTGTTCGACGGTCCAGCCGGTGATTTGCTTGCGCGTTGGCGGCTTGGGCTGTGGGCGATAGACCTTCTTACGATTTGATATGATCTCGATGTTATTGATCATCGGATCAGGGCGATAGCGAAAGTTGCCGTCAGAGTCAGTAAGTTGCTCAAGAGTGAAGTCAGTGAAGTTCATAGTGTTTTTTCCTTGTTTGGTATAACCATTATACCAGAAATGTGGGGGTAAGTCAACAACTAAGTTGTCAAGTGAATGTCAGCACTTGTAGGCTGGTGGGGGGAGTTCGCCACCAGCGTCAAGGTGCGCGTTCTCAAGATCGATCATCTGATCAACCAGAGTATCGTAAGCCTCGCGATCCCCGTTGCTCAAAGCTGTGTCAGCCTGAGTGTTGAGAGTCGCGAGTTTAGCATTGAGTCGAGTGAAGTCTTGATAGGTCATGGTGTTCTTTCCTTACTTGGTATAACCATTATACCACTAAAAGGGCGGTAAGTCAACAACTAAGTTGTCAAGAGAATGTCAGTCGTTGCAGCAATCGGGGTGTTCCCAGTTGTTCGCTTGCCAGTCGCTAATCTGCTCATCAGAGTGAAGGCTATCAACGTAGTTGCTCCATGCCTCGGAGCGTGCAACGGTGTCAGCGTGACCAAGGCGCTGCTCGCTCTCTTGGATCATCGGAAGGGTCTCGGTGGTGAAGGTTTCGCATGCGTCTGCGAAAAGTATAACGGTGTCGAGTTGTGAAGCCATGTATTTCTCCTTACTTGGTATAACCATTATACCATTAAAACGGGGTGAAGTCAACAACTAAGTTGTCAAGTGAGTGTCAAGAGGCGCGCACATCATCGCAAGCGTATTCCATCTTGACAATAATCGCCGTCATTGTGGGCATGGTTTCCCCACCATACCATTGATATCGGGGTACTTCTTTGAAGTCAAATCCCACGATTTGCCATCCTGTACTGGCTAACTCGCTATTACAAAAATCGGTAGTATATTCTCGTTGATCCGCATGCTTCGCATGCACACCGATCCATACCGCTTCTTGGCCACATGTTCCTTTGCGCTTGATTTCGATAGATTGCTTTTCTTGCCCCTTGCGGGCTTGACGTTCAAACTCTTTTGATAGATTATTGAGCAGATATCGAGCATCTGCACCATAAATCTCGTGTGGGGTTTGTCGGCGAATGTTGGTGGGCGATGGGAAAGTTGCGCGCAGCATGGTTGTCCTCCTTGGACGATTGTCTGTGATATACTATATTATACACCAAAAACGGGGTGAAGTCAACAACTAAGTTGTCAAGTGAATGTCAAGCGATTACTTGCAGGTCTACGACGGAGCAAAATCCGCTCTTTTGGGTTGAAGCCCAGAACACACGGGCGATCTTGCCGTCTGCCATCAGGCTGATAACCAGCCCGTGATTTGAGTTATTGCGCCCTTGGATAAATCCCACATTTGTCACCATGCTTCCGACTTTGATCATAGTTTTCTCCTTTCTATACCTATAATATAACCGCCTGTGGCCCTCTCGTCAAGGGTTTTCCTGTCAAGGAAGCGTCAAGAACAATGGGCACCTTGATCGGCTCAGTCGTCGGGTCGAAGACGCTACCAGAACCGGGAGCACAAAGAAGTGAAAGCACAGTTAGAAGCGTCATTATCGTCACCTACCACTTTGCAGGATCGTTGGGTGGTGGAGCCCACACATCAACATCCTGCGTATCGGATCGACTTTTCGGTGTTCCAGGCGCTACAAACTTTAACGCACGTCGGCCGGCTGCTCGGCTTGTCGCCTTTATCTTCTCGCGAGCCTCTACACCAACGGTGAACATCTGCGTTTCCGCATTGATCTCAGCATCGATCCCCCATCCATCATCACGGCGATGGAGTTGCTCTAGAAGATCATCGGAAAGCTCACCAAGCTCTTGAAGCAGATCAGCAGTTGAGCCGGTTACATCGTGCCGACGTTTAACGGTTTCCATATTGGTGCTAAGACATTGGTGAAGCAGATCGATTTCTCGCTCTGTCAACTTGATTGTCAAAACTTCGTCAGACATTTTTACCACCCAAGGGGGCAGTTTGCCCAGTGAAAGCCGAGGACGATAAGCCCTGTCCAGCATGTTAAATCTGCGATGATAAGAGCGGTCATCATTCCGGTACGGTTTTGAAACATAGTTTTTTCCTTTTCTATACCTATATTATAGCATTAAAACGGGGTGCTGTCAACACCAAAGTTGTCAAGTGAATGTCAAGCTGTGATCGTTGTTCCTTGAACCTCGATCTGATAGCCGCTGCTATTGTCCCAGGTGAGTTCACCCCACTGTCCAAAGATTTTCCACAGTTCCTCACGCTTCATGTCTTTCATCTTTTCAAGATCCCACTCGAAAGGTTCTGTTTGCTCGCCGTCAGTGTCGCGATATGCGTAGCGTTTGTTCATAACATCAAGGGCGGTTTCTTTATCCTCGACACCCAAAAACTCGAACACATCACCGATAGCAGCGATGGCCGCGCCTTTTTCAGTCAGGTGAGTAGAAGCCCACATTTCACCTTCATGGATGCCTTGCATAACCCAAACTTTCATCACTTGCGCCCCTTCAAATAGCGTTCCTCGACTTGGATCGGCGCAGTACCACCGATCGGCAGCAAAGTATAGAGTTTGTTGCCCTTGCATGCGCTGGTGATCTCGCCGGTGGTGCTCATCACCAGCGCACCTTTCAACATCCACTGAGCGGCGTTGTAGGGCAGTTGAGCGTTCGCAAAGACCAACGCGCCTGCTGCGTGCTTAGGAACGGCTGTGTAGCCTGTGAGCACCTTTGCGGCGTACTTCGAAGCCATCACCTTGCGGTAGGTTTCGGCTGGTGGCGCGATAAAGGCGGGATCAGTAGTGAAGGCGTTCACAGCGTTGCGATAATAGGGGCCATTCGCGGCATAATAGACCATCATGCGCTCATAGTTGACTTTCATGCCATCTTTATTGCTCTTGTAATCCTCAGTGAAGGTTTTGGCAGCGTTCAAAGTCTCATCAGACCACTTGACCTCAATGCCCTCAAGCATCTGGATCTGGCGAGCACTGAGGGTCTTGCCCTGGACTTCTTGGACGGCTACGCTCTCGACAAACTCTTGATCCCACTGTGTTCCGCCGTCGCCCATACGCTCTTGAAGGGCAAACAGCCGTTTGCCCATCGTTGTCTCGCCGTTGCCCGTGGCGCGTTCCTTCATCGCTTGCGCGCTGCGCTGTGTGCGCTCTTGGATGGCAAGAAAGTATTGCTTGCGGCTAATAGTCATCGACTTGCCTCGCGACCAGTGCGCGTGCATGCTTTCGATCACGGTGCGATCCTTGCCTTGAAGCGCGACACTCCCGATCAGGGTGGTGAAGGCGAGGTTCCAGTTCATGCGGGTCTTGGTGGTCATAGTGTTCTTTCCTTTCTACACCTATAATATAGCACCGAAAGCGGTGATCGTCAAGGTTTAAGTTGTCAAGTAATCGTCAACGAGTGTAATGTAGTCTCTTTTCTCCCTCAATGTCTGACCGGCGTGTTGCCCCGAGGTCCACAAAACTTTAACGTCGGCGTTGCCTGTGTACTTTCCAGTTTCGACAACCAGACCCACATCGACCGATAGACTTCTACGCCACCGCGTTCTTTGAAACATGTATGTGACCAGATCACCGACTTGCACTGATCACCTCCACAAACTGAATCATGTGACTGTCGAGAACGCCGACCTTTCCAGCTTCGGGAAAGTTGATCGTGTGATCGCCAGCTTCATCAATCTCGACAACAATACCTTGACCATAGTGGTCATCATAAACCAGATCACCGACTTGCATTTTTCTGAGCCTCGACATGTTTGCACTTCCGACGCCAGCCAAAACCGGGGCAAGAACAGGTCCAGTTGCCTCCGCTGTCGCTCACAGTGTAAGTGTTCCCCTTGCTGCCTTGAACCTCATAGGATACAACGTCAGGCGATACAGCGGGTGTTTCATATGGCTCCACGATCATGTACTTGCCAACCTGATCGAGAGTCAGGGTATCGGGCACTTCCACCCAGTGTTCACCAGAAACCGCCCACTTTTGACCGGTTCGATCTGTGAAAAGCATTGGATTCATGCTTACTTTTATTGGCGTGGTTTTATCCATCGATCGCGATGATCCTTTCTTGGGTTTGGAAGTAGGGGCGGGCTGCGTGTGCCTTGGTGGTCATCCACATTCTTTGGCACTGACTTCGGATCGGCTTCGGAGCACACAGATCGGTCAAGACAATGTGGCCATCAAAGTTGCGATCATTGACATATTTAGTGGGAGCGTCAAAGCACGTTCCACCACACATCACGCGCTCGGTCTTTTGAGTTTTGCCCTTTTTCCAGACATAAACTTTGTCCTCGGCAACCACAGTATCAAATGGCACTACGGTAAACTCTGCGATCTCTGCCAACTTGTTTAACTCACCGAAAAATGCGGCAAGCATCGCATCATCCACAGATCCCGACTGGTCGATAGAAATAGCGATCTTGGCATGCCGACGGACCCGCTTGCCTGGGTGGATGCGAGGGTAACGCTTGTTCAGGCGGCGCGGAGTGCTGCGCTTGTCGCTGCGCTGAGAGGTTTTAACGAAGTACCGGAGCACCTTGCGCCAGTCAACCTTTGAGGCGATCCGGTCCATGATATCCTGGCGCATGGCGGACGATACGGTTCCCCAGTTGCGCGCCTTTTCCGCTTCTTCGGCGGCCTTCTTGAGTGTTTCCTTGAGTCGTTCCTTTGCGATCTCTTGAGTTGTGCCATCGGCCTCACCGAAACCTTCATGGCTGTCAAAGCTATCGGTGTCACCAAAAGGATCGCCGCCTTCACCGGGTTCGCCGTCGCCATCGCCATCGCCGTCCTGTTCCTGTTCCTCAGCCATCTTTTTAAGAGCGTTCAAATACCACTCATATGATTTATGGGTTGGAAGGTCAGCAAACAGTTTGCCTTCGCCGGGGATGCAAGCCTTCATCGGCTCACCCTTTCCACTCTTATCGACCACAATGATCGGGCCAGGGTTTGCCTCATTGGGTAACTCGTTGGCGATGTGACTGTTGATCGCAAGGTCCATCGCGATGTTATCGATCCGCTTCAGGCCATCAGCCGGCTTGCGGTTGGTCACATGCTCAAAGATCAGGTGATAAAACTCATGTTTCAGAACACCCAACTTGTGAGTATCGCTGAGAGAAGCAAAAAACTCAGGGTTGTAAAGTAGCTCAAACTGGGCCGTGGCTGGATTCACTCGCACACCAGCGGTCGGCACTTCGTTACTGGCGCGCTTGTCGATACGACGAGAGAGGCCAGCGAAAAATGGTTCGCGCATAAGCAAACGAGCCATATGCTTATTGAGGTCAAAGGTCTTGGGTGTTTCCTCTGCGATCTCGGTTGGCTCAGTTTCTTGGTCGAACTCTGGAATGTCAGTTTTGGTGGTCATAGTGGTTTTTTCCTTACTCCTATAATATAACGCCGAAAAGGGCTATCGTCAAGGTGAAAGATGTTAAGTGAATGTCAAGGGATTATGCGTCGGCGGGCACAATGGTTGCGACACTCAGAGTTGTAAGAACCATACGCTCTTGTTCGTCCAAGCGTGGATCGCCCATCGTTGCCGCCATCAGCAAAGCGGTGATCACTTGCTCACACGATACGGTAGTGCGCTCAATGGGGGTCAGGGTAGAATCGTCGTCGGTGCGAATGAGTGGAAGGGTAAGCATAGAGTTTTCTCCTTTTCTATACCTATAATATAGCACCGAAAAGGGCCATCGTCAAGGCGAAAGTTGTCAAGAGAGTGTCAAGGAGTTATTCGCCAAGTCAGTGCTATAGAAAAAGCGTTATTTGGCGATCCAGTAGAACACGGAACATTATAGTATGGCGTGCCCATGGGTGGCCTATTGCATTTCAAGGATACTGAAAATCGGGGAGTCTTTTTGGTTCTTCGAGGTTTGGTGACATGCGGCCAAAGCCTTTTTATTAACAAAGGAGTCGAAGGTGGGTTGCGCGTAACACTACCATGAAAATGGGGGCGATCAGGGTATAAGTTGTTCTTAGTGATAAGTGGCACAGGAATAAACCTGGATCCTATTCTATAGAACGGCTGGGGTGCTTTAACACAATGTGAATACTTGTCCGATGGATATGTGATCATTGTATCACTGTTGGCTGGACACAATAAACTATAGGATAGGATGGCTGCGGCTGTTAGGTTCATATTTATTCTCTACTTTGTGGTTTCTTGAATATAGCTGATAGTTCTATGTCGGCATACCATCGTTCTTGGCCGGCTTCGAGCACCTTAAACTCTTTTCTTGCCTTGTCAGCATAACCAACAGCATACTTGATTTCTTTAACTTCCAGAACTAAGGCCGGTATGGTTTTGCCAGACCGAACGATGGTTAGCAGGTCACCGACTCTCACTTTGTCAGACAGGCGATACGATGATAAGGTCTTCCTCATTAAACTTCATCCTCTCTTGACTTTTAAGCCACTTAACTTCATACTCGCGCCGGCGGCCGTCTGGGTCGCTGATGCTTGTGATGATCCCTGCTCCGTGAGTGCGTCTATACGCTCTGCCAATACTGGCAGGGGCACTGAGCCTCACAACGTCGCCAACACGTGGCTGACGGCGTTGTGAGAGGGTCTGTGCGCTCACTGGTCGTCACCGCCACCAAGGATCTCTACCAAGTGCTCAGACACCTTTGCTCCGTTCTTTGTTTCAGCCTTGTGAAGTGATACCACGTTGTTAATGTTGTCGGTGTCACCCAAGACACTCCACAGCTTCATAGCTACCTCGGAAGGCAGGGCAACGAAGTATTCAGCAAGGTTGCTGATCTGGTCATCGGACAGGTCAGGCTTGAACACCCCAGCGGCATCAAACTTCTCGATCATCGCGGAGTGATCATTGATCCCCCACTTGGAAGTCTTGGAAAAGTCGCCCTTGTCAAGAATATCCTCAACCGATACCTGCCACTCGTACTTCTCAACGAAGTCACGAAGTTGCACTGCGGCTTCGAAACCAAGGAAAGCAGTCGCGAGGTTGAACAGAAGATCGCGATCCCCTTCCTCACCGAACACACCAGCCGGCTCAGCGGTTTGGCAGTAGCGATCCCATGAACGGCGCGAAGGGTAAACCTTGTTAGGCTCATAGTCGCCATCGTGTTCCAAGTGGACGCGGTTATGGTTAATGAAGTCCCACACGATAGAGGGAATCCGACCATTCGCCCACTTCAGCCAGTCCTCGGTGGAAGGCTCTACATCGAACACGGTCCAGCGATCAAGCTCTGCCGGGTCCATTTCACCAACTTGGTACTGAGATCCGTGCTCGCCACCATTGACGGCGGCGACGATCAGAGTCTCAGGGTGGAGGTTCCACCCATTCAGCTTGCGGCTATCAGTAAGCTCAAAGAGCCCCTGGCGCACTTCCAAGGTCGCCCGATCCACTTCATCGAGGAACAGGCACACCGGCTGCTCGCAAGCCGTCACAAGCCAGTCAGGGGCGTTCCACGTGGTGGCCTTGCGACCATTGATCTGCGTGTCTGCCGTGTCGGGCAGGCCAAGAAGATCACCCTCGGTCATCTGCGATGCCCGGCGTTCTACCACTGGCAGTTTGCGCTCCTCCGCGATCTGATAGACGATCTGAGACTTGCCGACTCCGTGCTTGCCTCGGATCAGCACCGGAAGGCGCGAGTTGAGGACGTGGGGAGCGACAGCGAGGAAGGTTGCGAAATCGATGGTCATGGTGGTTTTTCTCCGGGGAGGGTTGGTGGCTTTTTGTTCTTACTCTATAAATATAACACCGAATGGGCTATACGTCAAGTTTTTTGTTGTCAAGTAAATGTCAGAGGTTTTTGTTATCGGATGACAACTTTTCTTTCTCTTTCTTACCCTTATAATATAACCGCTCGCGGCCATAAGTCAAGGCGAGAGGTGTCAGGTAAATGTCAAGCCTAAAACTGACCCTTCCAGTGTTCTTCAAGTCCGAGATCGCGGATCACTTCTGCTGTTACGCCGGATGGCCAGCGATAATCATGCGCCCTCATCTTTTGGTGCTTGTTGCCCTTCGTTGGGAAATGGCTTGCAACATCGATAGTAGAAGGCTCACAGTCCAGCCAGCCAGCAGGCGGGTCGAGGGTCGGGATGAGCGAAGCGGTTGGCTCCGGTTGCCCCTGCAACTCCGCGTAGCTACATGCTTCGTTAAAGTTTTCCCGTAGGTTCAGGATCTTGTCGCGTGAGGTCCAGCGGCTTTGATTGGCTGCGCCAAGTTTGCCAGCGATGATGTGATATACCCACAACCCTGCGCGGTTAGCAGTAACCGTGTTCCAGTCTACACTTTTAACGTAGCGGAGCGATGTGTGTGTTCTCCACTCACCAGCGTTATTATAGCCGTTCGTGCGAATAGGGATCATTGAACCCACGCCGATGCCAGTCTCGCGAGCATCTGCCAGCACACCACGACGAACACGGCGGGATTGCTCGATGAATACCAGCTTGTCGCGTTTCACAACCTCGCATGTCCGGCGCGTGTGTCCGTTCTCCGCGCAATATCCACAAGTGACTTTCTTCATGCGCTCGGCTTTCGCCGTCTTGTTCTTCACCTTCTCACCGGTCGCGGGATCAATCTTGGTGCGCTTCATGTATTCAAGACGATACCGCTCGGCTTGCTGCAAGTATACCTCACCATTGGACTCATCGACAGCAGCGGCATAGCCCAGATTATCATGGTAGTGGCGCAGTGTGCGCTCTGTGAGTTGTTCGCATTTACGCTTGTTGTGACCCTGACGGTAGCAGTATGAGCAGGTAACGGTTCCAGACCATGACATAATGTATTCTCCTTTCTATACCTATAATATAACCGCTTGAGGGGTTGCCGTCAAGCGAAGTTGTGTCAAGCAGTTGTCAAGTGTTCCAACGATTTCTCGCCGCACCACTCTTGATGACCGGGACCGAAAAGCGATTCGCCCTGCGTAGTCC